GGAGGGGTAGCGATTGATTTGGCCGCACCCGCCATATCGCAATTGAAAGCAGCGGCAACCTCGCAGCCATTTCAGGGGCGCTTGCTTCGGGAATGGTATAGGGATTTAGGTGCGGACACGGCGCGGAAAGTATCAGACGCGGTGAAGATCGGCATTATTGAGGGCCAGACCACGGACCAGATCGTGCGCAGGATCAAGGGAACAAAGGCCCGGCAGTACCGCGACGGGATTTTAGAAATAGGCCGCCATCAAGCGCAGGCGATTGTAAGGACGGCCATAGCGCACACATCGGCAAGGGCGCAGGATGAATTATATGCCGCCAACGCTGATATTATTGAGGGCGTTAAGTGGGTTTCGACGCTTGATTCAAGAACGTCCGCGAGGTGTAGGGCGCTGGATTCCAAAGTGTTCCCAGTAAATAGCGGACCAAGACCGCCCCAACATTTTTCTTGCCGCAGTCGCGTAATCGCGTATCTCGGCGAATTTAAAACCAAAGGCACAAGGGCAAGCGCAATCGGGCCTGTACCGGATGACATGAATTATTCCGACTGGCTGAAAAAGCAGCCTGTAGCAGTGCAGAACGAGGCGCTTGGAGTGAAGAAGGCGCAACTGTTTCGCAAGGGCGGAATGTCGATTGACCGCTTTGCCGATTCAACGGGCAAGGAATATACGCTGGATGAGTTGAGGGTCCTAGACAGTCAGATATGGAATAAGGTATTCTCTTGATATGTGGAAACCAATCAAAACTGCACCGAAAGATGGAACCAGATTTCTTGGCACTGATGGCACGGATATTGTCATCATGTGGTGGGTTGAAAAAAGGGGTGGGGTCCAACCAATAAGCGGGTCATGGCACGATACCCAAGGGTATTATACTTGGGAAGAAGAAGGGTCTTGCTCTCAATGTGGCCCATGCCTGATTGGCGAAGAAATAGCTTGGTGTCCACTCCCCAAGATCGATCTAGATAGTTTAAAGTTTTTGAATAGTATATAGTCCACATGGGTCGACCTTTTGGCTTTAAGGTGTAAAGTAGGTATCAAGCCCTACCGACCCATTTAATTTAAACCGATTTAACCGTCCCTAAAAAGGCGGTTTTTTATTGGCCCCACGGATTTCCGGCGGGGCTTTTTCATTTGAAAGGGATAGGGCATGGGAACAATCGTTATTGAAGAACACGACCGGTCGGGATTGAATGATAACACCTACACACCGGTATATAATTTATCCAAACTTCTCGCAAGAACGGCGGATGCCACAACATCAACCACAGCTGAGAGCCTCGCCCTTAATACCGCGACCAGCATCTTGAGAATTTACACCGATGTTGCGCACCGCATAGGGCTTTCAAGCGCCTCCACGAATAACGGGGGGGTATATTTTACGACCGCCGCCGGGTGGAATGATCTGGCGGTAACAGACGGAAATACAATTTATTACCGAACCGACGCCTAAAGAATAACCGCATAAACACGGCTTATAGCCCGCACCGGGATTTCTCGGCGCGGGTTTTTTAATGGGCTAGGCCCAAAACTCAAACCCAAGGGGAATGATAATGAAGATTGATACCGATACGGACGATGGCAAGGCCGAACTCCAAAAGCTGATTGATGCAGAAACGAAAGGCTTGAAAGCCAAGAACGACGAATTGTTGGGTGAAGTCAAAAAGCAGAAAGATTCACTGAAATCCATTCAGGACCAACTTGACGAAATCAAGGAAGCCAAAGAAGCAGCGGAACTCGAAGCCGCAAAGAAAACGGGCGACGTAGACAAACTTGTCGCCGCTGCTGAGGCGAAAAAGAACAAAGAGATTGATGGCTTGAAGAATCAGCTTGAGCAGCAAACTTCACGCCTCAATCAAACGCTGATCGATAAAGGCCTATCGGACGCGCTGGTAAAAGCCAATGTCGCGCCGCATCACTTGCCGACCGTAACCGCGTTCCTGAAATCAACTGCGAAAGCGGAGATCATCGACAAGGATGGTAACGCGGTTGCCACGTTCGATGGCAGACCAATTGAAGAATTTGTGACTGGCTGGGCGCAGGGCGACACAGGCAAGCACTATATCGCAGCCCCTCAAAACGGCGGCGGCGGAGCTAGTGGCTCAAACGGCGGTGGCAAGGCTACCGGCGACATCAACCTATCCCCCGTAGCGCGGCTTACGGCTGCACGCGAGAAACAACAACAATCCAATAGGAGAACATAATGTCACTAACACTTGTCGAAGCAGCCAAGGTTGCACAAGGCGCAGGCGATACCGTCCTGTCCGCCATTATCGAGCTTTACGCTCAATCCTCGGATATCATGGCGGCTCTGCCCTTCATGAACATCCAAGGCAATGCGCTGAAATATAACCGTGAAGAGGCTTTGCCAGGCATTGGCTTTCGCGGCGTAAACGGCTCGTACACGCCCAGCACTGGCATCATTAACCCAGTTACTGAAAACCTGTTTATTGCAGGCGGTGAGCTGGACGTTGATAAATTCATTGTCGACACGATGGGCGCTAATCAGCGTTCCGTTCAAGAGGCGATGAAGATCAAGGCTCTTGCTGGTCGCTGGACGAAGGAATTCATCAAGGGTGACAATGAGACGGACGTTTCTGTGTTCTCTGGCCTTCAAGCCCGTATTCAAGGTACGCAGCTTATCGCAGCAGGCTCGACCGCTAACGGCTCGGCCCTGTCACTGGCAAAGCTGGATGAATTGATCGACTCGGTTGATGATCCAACGCACCTGATCATGAACAAGTCTATGCGCCGCCGCCTCACGGCAGCTGCACGTAACCCTTCTGTTTCTGGCTACATCACGTATGACAAGGACGCCTTCGGACGCCCGGTCGCCAAGTACAACGATCTGCCAATCCTGATTGCTGACAAGGATAACGAGTACAACGATATCCTTCCATTCACCGAAGCAGCCTCTTCCGGCACGGCTACAGCAACCTCGATCTATTGCGTAAGCCTCGGTGAGGGCGCTGTTACAGGCATCCAGAATGGCGGCATCGATGCCCGCGATCTTGGAGAGCTTCAAACCAAGCCAGCGCTCCGTACTCGGGTTGAGTGGTATGCGGGCATGGCGGTCATGAAAGGCCGTTCCGCTGCACGTCTCTGGTCCATCGGCGATCTGGCAGTTGTCGTCTAATTCAAACTTTAAGGAGAATATAAATGTCTATTGATACAGAACGCCCACTATCCAATCAGTTTTTGTATGATGCGGAACTGATACTCAAAACCTCTGCTGCCGTAGCTGCTCCTGCGGCTGAAGCGCTAATCCTTGACCTTGGCTTGGGACGTGTTGACGCCGAAGTGGTTATTGACCTCACGGCTGTAAAAATCTCTGCAAACGATGAACGCTACAATGTGATTGCCCAGTTTTCGAACTCGGCAACCTTCGCTAGTGGCATTCAAAACGGTCCGGCGATTGATTTCGGCGCAACGGAAGTGCGGGAGGGCGGCGCGATTGACAGTGTTGTCGGTCGCTACAAGCTCCCTGTTACGAACGTAATTAACGATGTGCATTACCGCTATATGCGCCTCTACAATTACACAATCGGCACTTCGGAAACGATGACATACGCCGCCTGGCTAACAAAGAAGTAAGGGGATCACGATGAAGCTAAGACATAAAGACAAGAAAATAGCCGCAACTGAGGGCGTAATTGAACGCTTTGGTCTGGACGCTCGTGAAATCCTTGCTACCGGGAATTACGAACATGCCTCAGATGAGCCTGAAAAGGTTGAAGCTGAAGTTGAAGTCGAAACCGTTCCCGCTAAAAAGAAGAAGTAACTCATTAAGGGAGCGGGGAAGCCCGCCCCTTTTTCTTTAGGGGAATTTCATGACATTTGCCGTTGAAGATGGAAGCATAGTCGAAGACGCAAACAGCTACGTCACGATAGCTTTTGCCGATAGCTACCATCTTGATCGTGGCAATGCATCATGGACAGGGACGGACGCTGTAAAGCAAGCCGCCCTGATCCGCGCAACGGATTATATCGAGCAGAAATATGCTGGCCGCTGGAAAGGCTCTCGCTACGACGAAGATCAAGCCCTTGAATGGCCCCGCGCGGATATATGCGATGTGGATGAGGACGTTATCCCGGCGCGCCTCATGCAAGCTGTTTGTATCGCGGCATTGGAAGGGTTATCGACCGATCTTAACCCTGTACTGGACCGCGCTGTAAAGCGTGAGAAGGTCGATGTGATTGAAGTCGAGTATATGGACACCGCCAAAGCCGGGAAAGCACGCCCTGCCATTGATGGATTGCTGCGCCCCTATCTGGGCGGCTCTGAATTAAACGGAAAGGTCATCCGCGTATGAATTATGATAAAATCGCGCAAACCGCGCTGACGCAAATTCGGGATAAAGGGCGCGAGATTACAGTTAAAACACCCGGCGGCGATATGGTTTATGATCCCGCCACGGACACTTTCACACCCGGCACCGATGTTACTGAAACGGTCAAGGCAGTTTTCACGCAATTCTCTGTCAAGGATGTGGACGGTGAACTAATCAAGCGCACAGACAAGCGCGTTCTGATCGCCGCTTCTGATCTTGATGCCGAACCCGACACGCAAACCAAAATCGTGGACGGCTCGACCGAATACAGCGTGATCAACACAGAGACGATTAAGCCGGGCGATACAGCAATCCTTTACATGGTGCAGGTGCGGCGATGATTGAGCAGCAAAGCGGCCATCACGTTTATCCTCTCAATGACCTGAAAGACCATATCCTTGATGCCAAGGGCTCTTGCTGGTGCAAGCCTGATGACGAATGCGGAATATATATCCACCATTCGATGGATAGACGCGAAGAATACGAACGGGGCCGGAAGGTGTCATGAGCAATCACCGCGCCCAGCTTGACCGCGCCTTTAAAGTGAAGGTGGAGCAAAAGCTTGAGAAGACAGTTCGGGCCACATCACTCCTCGTTCTGGGCGAGCTTATAAAAAATACGCCCGTCGATACGGGCCGCGCAAAATCTAACTGGTGGCCCGAGATCAATGTTGTCAGTGTCGAAATACGCGAACCCAGTTCCGGCAACGAGGCGCAAGGCTTGGCGGTTGCAGCGCGGTACAAGCTTACTGACACGATTTATATTTCGAATAATCTGCCTTATATCCGCCGATTAAACGAAGGCCATTCAACGCAATCCCCAGCCGGATTTGTCGAAGCTGCGGTGCAAGCCGGTGTTCAAAAGGCCAATGAATTCGCAAAAAGGCTGAAATAATGGGATTTAAAGCCGCCGAAGCCGCTGTCCGTGCGTTTTTCTCGGCGCAATGGAACAGCGCGACGCCTGTTGCATGGCCAGATGTCAGTTTTACACCGCCCAACGGAACATGGGTGCGGTTCTCGATGAAGAATAATATCGGCCATCAGGCCAGCATGGGAAGCCCCGGCAGCAACCTGTTCAGACGCAGGGGGATCATTACGATTCAGGTTTTTCAAAAAGAAGGGCAGGGATCGACCGACGCACGCACGAAAGCGGAACTGGCCGCAGATATTTTCATTGAGCAAAAGCTAACAGGTTTCACATTCAGCAACGTCAACGCGCGTGACATCGGCGCAGATGGAGCGGGCTGGTATCAGTGGAACGTCACCGCCGAATATAAATACGACCGAATTACCTAATTCCCGATAAAGCCCCGCCCAACCGCCCCGAAAGGGGCTTTTTTTATGGAGAAAATACATGACCACCGCCGATACCTCCCAGACGCAGCTTGCCAGCATTGTTGAAGTCACAGCAGGAACCACACCCGCCACTCCTGCCTTTACGAAGGTCCGCTATACAGGGGAAAGCCTTAAACACACACGCCAGAACATCACGAGCAACGAAATTCGCCCAGATCGTAACGTCTCGGACCTTATTCAGGTGGGCGGCAGCGCGGAAGGCAGTGTTAATTTTGAATTATCGTATGGCGCGTTCGATACCTGGCTGGAATCTTTCATGTTCGCTGCATGGAACACGAACGTTCTCAAAAATGGCGCAACAGCGAAGTCATTTACACTTGAGAAGAAATTTGAAACAGGCTC